GGGCAACCACAGCAGCCACCAAAGTAGCAATGATCGGAGTGAGAATTCCTCCAGCCTTGCTGACGAGAAAAGCTAGGATTTTATCTTTCATTCGCTTTTAACCTTCTGTACCGCCGACTCAATGGTAAATCGGATGAGAGACTCGGAGGCATCAATGCCATTACGAGTGGCTGCTTTTGTTAGAGCCTTAACTGCGGCTTCGCGCTTTTGCGATCCCGTCTTATCGGCATCCGCCAATTCTCGGACAATATCCAAAGCGAGAGGAAGGAGGGATGCCATGCCGTCAGCAATGAGTTGCTTGAGAATCGGAGCGTAAAAGTTCCAGATAAGAGACGGGATTCCAGCAAGTTTGGCTAGGAGTGATTTCATAAATATAGGCTAGGCTAGAAACCCTTGGATTGCAAGTATTCTTCAATCCTTTGAGTTCGCTCATCGATTCGGGCAAGGGTCTCACTTCGGGATTGGGCGTCTCTTTGGATGACCTCAATCTTTGCATCCTGCTTGGCGTCATTACCTTGCACGGCCCTCATTTGCTCTGGAAGCACTATCCATCCATTGAGCGCCGAGAACATAGTAACAATCAGGGCAACACCAGCAATCAACTCACTCATTGTAAGTTTAACCCCTCGTTCGTTGCGGACTGGTTGGATGCTCACGACACTGCGGCTAAAGCCAATTGATATTTTTCTGGAAGGTCGATGTAAAACCCAAGGCGATCTGAAAAGTTTTGATCTCCACGAATAGCGGCAACCACAGATCCCAATCCAGTCTTCATGTCATCGAACAGCAACCCATTATCGCTAGATCCAGCCACCTTTCTGTAAATGGCATTTATGGAATAAATAATCGGTTGAGATATGTAGCTGGCCTCATCCAGCGGACACCCATAGGCAACGGCTATCTTTGCGTAGAGATAGCGATTCGGAAGGGTGTAGAAATCATCCACTACACCCGATCCCTTGACCTTGATAAGCCATCGGCATAGTTGCACCTTCTTGGGCAAAGATACAACTTCCGCAAATGCTGAGTCAAATGTGGGTATAGCCATTCAAGTATCTCCCTAATTGGGAAGAGAACTTAGGCCATTCCCATGATACGCTTGCCCATACCGCGCATAGGAGCCTTCTCCATCTCGGAAGCGGCAGCTTCCTCTTCAGGGGTAGCGTTCTCGGCCATCTTCGACCCTTCGCTATCGTCTTCAGAAACGATCTCCACTCCACCAATCATGGTAGGGACGAGGTACTCGCCTTCAACCTTGAAGGTTACAAGCTCATCAAAGGTTCCGCCATCGGCAACATCTTTAGGCAATTCGTAGTTTTCGGGTTTTTCGATTTTCATAATAATTTATCTCTCCTCATAGAGCTTGCCCTAGATTTTACTCTAAGGCAAGCCTTGATGAAGGGAGTCTAAATATTAGGCAAGATACCCGTAGCCACTACCACTAGGACAAGCGACGAGGTCGTTGGCCAAGTTGCAGCGCAGGTGGATGATGTAGTATCCCCACTGAGGGAAGATCTGCTTCACCGCACACGCCATCTTTGCGCGCCAGTAACCCGAATTTTTGTCGGGGTTACAGGTCTTGTGGTACTCGTTGACCCAGCGGAAGTCTCCGCGATAGTTCTGAGCATCATAGACCAGATTGCCGACTTTGATGTTCGGGTTAGGAACGAGCCACTCCATGGCCTTCGGATGGAAGACAACCGTGGAGGTATACTTCGCAGTCTTGTAGGCGGGGTTGATCACATACTTCGTGCCCTTGGCCGCTCCAGTAGTCGAAACATACGGAGCAACCTCGACAAACGTGCCACCAGCACCATCGTTGAAGCGTTTCGGGAACGGACGGCTATGATAGACGAATCCAGCATAGGATTGCTTGGGCAACAGCGAGGAGCCATTGGAACCAAGGAGGTCGCTCACACGATCACTCCAGCGAATGTCTTGACGGACATCGTTGTTGAGCTTGATCAAGTTTTCAAGCGTGGCGCGTTCAGCGAAGACGTTGAACACGGGCGAACCGTCATCAGTGACTGCATCGCCGTCATCGCCAGCGTTGTCCTGATAAAGGTTGTCATAGATCTGACGCAGAACCCCAGCGGTCAGAATGCTCGTAGGAGCACTCATGCCAGAGATCGTGGACAGACCAGTCGACGAATTGAACGTCACACCTGATGCGACAGAATCAAGTCCAGGTTCTACGCTCATTTTGGTAGAATTGGCGAGATAGTCGTTGTCATAACGCTCGACCCACTCCTTGTTGACGTTGTCGGCAAGGATCTTGATGTAGTTGTTGACATCGTCAATCGGGAAAGCCGAAGTGCGAACGTCTTCCAAGCAGATCCAGTTGGACTCAATCGCCTGATGGCGAAGATTGAACTGCTTCTGGTCGAAGGCGTAGCCAACGGTTTTGATCGGGGGCAAGCAGGAGTCTGCTTGGGTTCCATCATTCACGCCAACATCAGTCCATCCCGTGCCAGTGGCAACGGTGCGCTGGGCGATGGTGTTTTTGATGACCGTACCCATGTTGTCGGGGAAAGCCGACTGGGTGACGAAACGGAGGTAAGGATCTTTATAAAGACCCAAACGGTAAGTGCCAAGAGCGATACGTCCAGTTTCCCGTTGGAAATTGTCGTTCAGCGTCTCGCAAGTAACTGAGCTATTTGCAGGCCAAGACATGGTATTGTTTTCTTTCTATTTGGTTTATTAGGTTAGTTTTTGAATAGCGGGATTACTCCCAGTATTCGGGTTGAGTTTCTGGGCCGCGACCAGAGATTAACGGCAACAAATTTTTAGAATGCGCTAACCCGCCAGCATGGTGTCTGCGACCAACTCAGACTCAAGTCTTGATAGGAAGCTACAGCAGTTCCTATTTTATGTCAATAGAAATTTTATCGACCCAAAATAGCCTTGCCGAAGTTAGTGAAAACATCTGGATCTTCGTCCTCTGTATCGCTTTCTGCTTCGGTTGATCCACCAAGGCTTGGAGTGGCTTTCACAAACCCATCAACTTGGGCTTGGAGTTCTTTGATCTTGGAATCTTTCTGGGCCACAGTTTTCTCAAGTTGGACACTGTAGTGGGAGATGGCACTCTCAAGGAAGGGCACAACAGCCGCTCTAGCTAGAATGGCGCTGCGGTCTTCAACCGACAAGCGATCAAGGTTTGTTTCGGATGCAATCTTTTTGGCGCTGCGGATATGGCTATTCCATTCATCTTGACCATCAACCTCTTGCAGGAAGTTGTGACGGTCTTCAAGATTCGTCCAAGTTTTAGCGGTAAAAGCCTTCTGAAGGCGCTGGTCATTATCAATGAACTCCTGTTCAGCCTGTGCCCTACGGGCATTTTCAGCTTCAGAAAGATGTTCAGCTTCTGACTGGAATCTTTCATGGAATTGGGCCAACTCATGGTATTTATCGGCCATTTTAACAATAGCCAATTGTTCCATGCGCTTGAAGTCTCCTGTGAGATCTTCCAGAGAATCGGTACGTTTACGGATATCGGGTTCCGTAAGAGCCTGCCACAACTTGGAGAAATCAGAGTCATTCGCTTCGGCAATAGACCTTAGATCGCCCTGAAGCCCCAGCAGAGGCCTTTTAATCTGTTCGACATACTCTGGGCTTCGCTCAAAGTTGGCCGTCTTCAATTCGCGGCCAAGCTCTGCCATCCGAGTTTTATAGGAATCAAGTTCATCTTGCAGACTCTTGATTGTCTCTCCCTCGTATTTTCCAACTTGTTCTTTCGTGGCCTCTAGTTCGGCCTTGAGACGATCCCGCTCTTCGCGGGCCTTTTTCATTTCAGACTTAATGTCCTTCCAGCTTGAGATTCCCTTCTCGGAATCATCACCTTCGGGAGCATCTGCCACAACCTTGTCTTGGAAGTGGGGATTAATCGGAAGTTCATCACTGGATTCCGTCTTAACCTCTGCTTTGGGTTCAGAGACTTTTTTGGTGATTTCCTCTACCGCTTTCGAGGCCTCTTCTTTTGTGGCCTTAGTCCGCTTTTCAACCTTGGGTTCGACCTTGGGTTCGGACTTTTTGACTTCTGCTTTTGGCTCCTCCTTAACGGGAGGAGTTTGCGTTTCTTGGGCAACTTCCTTCGTCTCATTATTTGAAGTTTCTGTTGCTTCTGGTTTGCTGCCAAAGATGGAACCAGCAAAATCTGCATCACCAGTCAAAGCGGAGTTAAGAATATCAGCCATAAGTTATTTGTTTGTAGTTAGTCTTTTTCTGAAGTTATATGCGAGAATGGTTCTGGCAAGTCGAATTTTGGTTTATTTTCAAACTCAGTATTCGACAGACTTTCAATGAGATCCATAACCTCTTGAGTGCCCTCATAAAAACCAGCACTCTTAATGAACACTGGCGACAAATCGAACCCTTGGGCCACAGGGCCAGCACTACGCTTGGGACGGACGCGCCTTGCGATAAATTTAAGCCCCTTCTGCATATGAGGCATTGCCCAAACTTTAGCCCATTCACGCGAATCCTGTGGTGTCCAATCCATTAATGAAATCCAACCTAGCTGAAAATTAGAGTCTGTCTAGAGAAAAATTATACGCTCGCGATTAGTGGAGGACGGCCACCAGCCTGTGCTGGTTTAGAAGCCTTTTGGAGAATAGAACTGCGAGTCTTCAAATCATTAAGCGCCATCTGTTGCCTGATTGTCTCCATCTTCTGGGCGTGAGATTCTTGACCCATTGCCCGCTTTTCCTGCATTTCTGCCAACTTAAGTTGCGCTTTTTGTAATTCAAATTCCATTTTTGGATCAACCTGTCCTTCGGGCTGTTGGGCCATTTGCTCTTGAGCCTTCGACTGCTCGGCCATCATGCGGTTGATTACCTGCTGTTCAAGTTCATCAACATAAGCAGTAAGATTCTGCAATTGGCGTTTGAGTTCATTGACCTCCTGCTTGCGGAAACTGTTGGTTGAGAACATGACCAAATGCTCGGTAACGTGGTCGGATGCAGGACGCAGAATTTGCATAGCCTGTTCGTCTGGCATTTGTTGCTGGCGATGGGCTTCGATGATTTGGGCAATCATCGGAATGTGAGCCTCAATATGCACAGCATGATTCTGGCTGTCATGGACGAGTTGCTGAATGCCTTGGCCGAGGTTTCCATTCTCAAGGTTTGCGATATCAAAATCAACCACTCGGCGCGGGCCTTTATCAGCAACGAAAAGATTTACCTTTTGATAACCAACTCCTGGAATTCCTGCAACAACTGCTCGGAGTGTGTTCTCTTTACCCTTCTCATCCATCAAGGAGTAGAGTTCCATCAGTTGCTTGGATGCCATTTCGGTCATTACTGGACTTCCATCGCCCATTGCTCTCATGGCTGTAACTTTAAGGAAGCTACGCATACGCTCGATGCTTACTCCTCTACGGGCACAGCGGCGGCGAAATTCAAGGGCAAGCTTCCCACCCTTGTCTCCAGCGGTAAGCAGAGGATTAACCGCCCTGCGATATTGCTCTGTCAGCAACTTGTTGTATGGAGTGTAAAAGAGTTCCAGTGCTGCGGCGTTCAGAGTTGATTCTTGACGGGCTTGCTGGACAACCTCTGTAGCAGAACGAGCCTGCCCATCTGGGGTTGATTGACGGGAGCGGTAGCTGCCAGTGTTGTTTTGCAACACTTGACTCATAAGATTATAAACAGGGAGGCCTTGAGTCGCCACTGTCGGAGGGGTCATTTGAATCGGTGTTAGGCCACTGGGAATAAACGTGTAAGGCCCAACCTCAATATATTGGAAGTCTTGGATAGCTTCAGAGTCGCCTTGAAGCTGAATCAACCCAGAGGTGATGGCTGCTTGGGCGGCTTGGCAAAGAACACGGTTGGAAATCTGAATCTGATTGTAAATCTTTTGCTTGAGACCGCGAATTGTATGGAAGGTTCCCTGTCCAACTCCGTAGGTAAATATAACGAAGCATTGGTTGACATCTCCGTAGCGGCTATAGCGTTCATATAGGAAGTCCGAAGAGTCACGGCTTCCGATCAACTGGGTGAAT